GTTGCTTTCGGAAACTACAAGGATCTTGATAAGATCATCAAATCAAAATTATTCTATCCTGCTTTCATTACTGGTCCAACTGGTAATGGTAAGTCTACTATGATTGAGCAGATTTGTGCAAAGCAGAAGAAACCACTCATCCGTGTTAACCTTAACATGATGACTGATGAAGATCAGCTGATTGGTTCTAAGACTTTGGAGAATGGCAATATCGAGATTGTCGAAGGTCCAGTTCTTATCGCAATGCGCACTGGTACAACTCTCCTGTTGGATGAGATTGATGCTGGTTCTGCCAATACTTTACTTTGCTTACAACCAATCTTGGAAGGTAAGCCATACTATTTCAAACTGAAGAATGAGATGATTGTTCCTAAGCAAGGATTCAATGTCATCGCAACAGCGAACACCAAAGGTAAGGGATCAGACGATGGTCGTTACATTGGTACAAATGTTCTCAATGAGGCATTCTTGGAGCGTTTCGCTGTAACATTCGAGCAAGATTATCCTGCTGCTCGTTATGAAACTAAGATTATGGAGAATCTCATGAAAGCATATGATTGCTATGATGAGACATTCGCATCAAATATCGTGAAGTGGGCTGAAGCAATTCGTCGTACTTTCGATGATGGTGGTGTGGACGAAACTATTACGACTCGTCGTATTGGTCATATCGTCCGTGCTTACTCTGTGTTCGGTGACCAAAAGAAAGCGATCGAACTTTGTGTCAATCGTTTCGATACAGCCACTAAACTAGCCTTCCTCGACTTGTTCGATAAGGTTGCAGGTGGTGAACTAGAAGAGCCAGAAACACCTGAAACACCTGAAAATGCTGAAATTCAGCAAGATTCTGACAGTGATATTCCCTTTTAATAGGGGATCCGCTGTAAAGTGTTGATTTTACAGGGTAATTTATTTGCAAAAAGATCCATTTTTTTGTTGACATTTGCAAATATTTGTTGTAGAATATACCTACTAAACGTGAAAGAAGGAGTTATATTATGAAAAAGTTTGATCAATTAACCGCATCTCAGAAGAAGTTTGTTGTAGCTGTTATCGAGAGCAATCCTCAGTATAAGACTGATCCTGTGATTACTCTGAAAGAGTGTGCTGCAATCTACTATGAAGAGAAAGCGAAACGTGAAGGCAAGAAGGGTGAGAAGATCGGATACCCTAACTGGTTATTCAACGCTAACAAAATCGAGCGTGGTAAGTATCAGTTGCCTGTTCCTACTGAATCACAACTCTCTCAGTTTGCTCAAGAAATGACTGTAAAGACAAATCCTGTCCGTGCAGCGAAAGCGAAAGTTATTTCTCTTAGCAAAACTGCTGTAGAGTCCGATATTGAACTGGACGCTGAAGAGTCTAAACTACAAAAGATTATCGATGATTCTCTTGAGTATGAAGATTATGATGCAGCGTCTGACTTCAACGACATCTGCCGTGAAGCAGGTATCGACATTGGTGGCGATCGTAACGATTACTACTAAGTCGGTCTTAAATCCAACTCTAAGTTTTTTGAGCCATCACTTAGAGTTGGATTCTTTTTATTATGATGGCGATATTATGGAGAGTGTAAATGAGCAATACAGCTAAACTACTTGGTGCGTTTGAGCAAGGTAAAGAATTTACTGCAAAGCAAATCAGTGCTTCGTTCAAACTTAAGAACCCAGCTGAAGCAGTCCGTACATTGCGTAATCAAGGTTATGCAATTTACTCTAACGAGAAGACTTTGTCTAATGGGACAAAGGCAGTGAAATACCGTCTTGGTGTTCCATCTCGTCGTATGGTTGCAGCTGCAGCAATGGCTGAAGGTGCATCTGTTTTCTCACGATAACAGTAACCAATTGAGTGGGGGATTCGTCCCCCACTTTTCTACTCTCTTGTTATGGATGTTATATGAAAAAGATTGACTACAAATACAGTGAAGATCGTTTGATCAAAGAATTACAAGAGTATGTGGATGCCACCTATGGTGAACACTACTCTCAAAACAAATTCCAAACTACCGAATTCATTATTGATAATGGACACGGTATGGGATTCTGCTTGGGCAATGTCATTAAGTACACCCAACGCTATGGAAAGAAAGAAGGTTACAATCGTAAGGATCTTCTGAAGGTGCTACACTATGCACTCATCGCATTACACACGCATGATTTGCAACACAGTGTTGACAAATAACTTGAAATACGGTAATATACATACAGTTACCAAATTAACTATGAAATGGAGAAATCATGAAACTATCTAAAGACACCCTCGCATTGTTCAAGAACTTTGCTGGTATTAACAGTAATCTTCTTCTCAAAGCAGGAAACCAATTGGCAACCATCTCTGCTCAAAAGAACGTCATGTCGGATGCCACCGTTGCGGAAACTTTTCCAGACTTCGGTATCTACGACTTGAATGAATTTCTTGGAGCAATGTCCTTGTTCGAGGATCCTGAACTAGAGTTTGCTGACAAATATGTCACGATCTCTGAAGGTGGAAATTCGATCAAGTATTTTGCAGCAGACGCATCTGTTCTGACTGCTCCCCAAAAGGCAATCACATTCCCTGACTCGGATATTGATTTCACCATGACAGCAGCAATGCTAAACATGATTCACAAGACTGCTTCTGTTCTGCGTGCAGCAGACGTATCAGTGGTTGGTGATGGAACCAATATGATTATCCAAGTTGGCGATAAGAAGAATGCCACTGGTAACTCATACAGTAATACTGTAGGTGCTACCGACAAGACTTTCCGTGTTAATCTGAAAGTCGAAAATCTAAAGATGCTTCCTGGAGATTATCAGGTGAGTGTATCTTCTAAGAAGATCTCTCGCTTCCAGTCTGCATCTAGCGATCTCGTGTATTATGTGGCAGTGGAAGCAGACTCTACGTTTGACTTCTAAGTTGCACTCAGTCCTGAGTAGCGAC